CCATATGTTTTGAATGTAAAGTATAATTTACGATCAATAATTCCCCAGTCAAAATACACTTCACCAGCTGGAATTAATACATTTCCATTATTATCTAATACTTCATTATTACCTAAATATTGGAAAATTGTATCAGGTACAGGTGATTCTTTAAATTGTAAAATAATATTAAAATTAAAAGGTGATTCATGTAAACCATGATTAGTTCCAAACCAATCTAATATTTTATTCCAATTTACATTTGGGTCAACACCATAACCATCTTCAACTGATTGACCAGCACCGGGTGGTAAATCTGGAATATATTCTCTAGTTGCATCATTTAATGCAATAAAATCTCTATCAAATCCACTTTGGTCACTTTCAATTGGTGTATCATTATCAAAATTTAAATGTAATAATTTAAAACTAGGAACTTGTCTAGGTCTATCAGCAATTGGTAATGTAACATCTTCCCATGTGACAACACCATCCACATCAACTTGTTTTATTAATGTTTTTGCCATTGTTTTTAACAAACTATATCCAACTCTAGTACTTTCATCTAATGTTTCCCAAGGTTTTTTTTCTAATTCTGCCAATGGATCAGGATATACTAATACTTGCATTGTGTGAATGAACTGGTCAACTGATACATTTAATTCAGCATATTTAATCATTTCAGGTATTTCAAATGGTCTATACCAATCAACCTCTAAACGAAATTTAAATTTAGTTTTATATAATCTATGTTTAGCGGATGCTTGTAAATCTTCTTCAAATACATCAGTAACACTTTCTAAATAAACAGGAATTTTTCTTTCAATATCAGGAGCAAAGTCAAATTCCTTTATTCTTAATGTTCGATGTACATTAAAATATGGAATTATATTTTCAGTAATTTGATCAAAATCTGTTCTATTATCGGTAAGGAATTCTAATTCATAGTATAAATAATATGGAGTAGGTTGAATATCACGAATCCATCTTTCAGTTGCTCGTGAAAATATTTGTCTGGCGTATGTACTTTGTGTTCTATTAGCTGAGTTTTGTTGTTTATTGGTGTATCTCAATCCACCAATAGGTAATGGTAATGTTTGTTTTTTAGTACTTGTATTACTAAACCAGTTTGCAAAATTTTTATCATAATGAAAAACAATTGGAACTTTTAATGTTCTTACTACACTCTGTCGTTCAACATCAGAATATCTATTAACAATAAGATTACGAAACATTGATAATAAAGCAATTTCGCATTTTTGTTGATTTCGAGTGTAATAAAATGGAACCATTATAATTATATTGTGCAATATTTATAATAGTTTATATACTACCATTTTCCAAATAAATCAGGACATGCATGAAAATTAGGATCACATGAAATATCTTCAACATCTTCACTAACTTCAGGTGGTCTAAATAATACTGATTTTTTTAATTCATTAACCGTACATGACATATCCAATGGATATTGTTGTTGTATTTTATCATCTTCAATTGTTTGTGTTCCTAATAAAGTATTTATAAATCCTTTTTGTTCAGGATCATTTAATACATCAGGATTGATTGTTTTTCCACTATCCATAGCATCCTTCAAAAATAATTTCCACCAATATTTTCTCCACCTATATTGATATTCAGGTGCCGCATCTTTAACACTTTCAACTTCATATAGTGTATTAAATGCTTCTAATTTTAAATAATCACCTGCTTTTGGGAATATTTGTTCCGCTGTATATCCATAATATCTAAAATCTTCATATCCTCTTTGACTCCAAATAGGATTATGGTCATTTGGGTTACACGCAGGTTCAATACATGCTCGTTTCAAACTGGCATAATTCATTTCAAGGTATAATCCAATATGAACATGAACTTCAAATTCATCTAAATGTTGAATACCAAATCTAGCATACAATTCATTTTCTGGTTGAAATGTTAATATAAGAGGTAAATCAAAATAACGATCAACTTCACGATTATTATCTTCAAAAAATAATTTATCATTATATGGTTCAAATGTTGATGTATAATATTTAGTCAGTGTTCCTTGTCTAAGAATTCTATTATATCTTTCTTGATCTTTAAATCCATTATGTCTTTTAAAATGATTTGCAATACCATTATTATGCTGAAATGTCCATTCTGGATCATTTATTTGCATTTTTTCAGTTCTTTCTAACATTCCTTTATTTCGATCTTCCCAAAAAGCACGTGAAACATTACCATGAATACTTAAATTTGGTAGTTCTTTGTTTTGATCTCTTACATTTGCTGCTAATGGTATGATAAGTGTAGACATATAATAATAAATAATACTTATCAATAGTTTATATTTTAGTAAAATAAGAATAAAAGATATATTTTTGTATATAAACTATAAGTAATTTAGTTGAGTTTATACCAATGGCAAATCCGAATAGAAAATATACACATATAACATTTGATCAATCAGTTAATGATTTATTATCCATATTAAGAGCAAAAGAGGGTTCATTAGCTGATTTAGGTGAAAGTTCATATGGTAGAACATTAATCGAATTATTTTCTGCTAATGCGGATTTAATGGCAACATGGGGTGAATCTGCATTTAATGAGAGTTTTTTAGAAACAGCTACAAATCCAGAATCGATTTATCTAGGATCACGTAATTTAGGTTATAGTTTAAGGAGACCAGTTCCTGCAAAAGCGGGTTTTGGTATATCATTAAAACGAACAGGGATTTACCCAAATGTTAAAGTTAATATACCAAAAGGAACTGAATTTAGTGTTTCAAATATAACATTAACTGCTTTAGATGATTGTGAATTCACATATGATCGAAGTGATCCTAATTTTGAAGATGGTTTAATGAGATTAACATCTGGAAGAGCTGTATTAGCTGAAGGAACATTTCAAAGTTATGCTTTTTTTTCTGATGGTAATAAAAATCAGGAATTTTTAATACCTGATATTCAGTTTTCTGATTATTTTGGTTTTGGTGATCCAAATTGGGATGAATCTGATGGATTTTCTAAACGAAGTCGTTATTTTACAACTATTACTAGTGATGCCTCATTGATAGATAATTTTGATCAATCAGATGCTATTGATGATAAAATATACTGGAGAATTTCAAGACGTGGATTTAAAGATCCTACTTTAACAAAAACAATAAATGATATTAGCAATATTGTTAGTAATGAAAATATAACAACTAATTATACTGTATTAATTGATACTGCAAATGATGGTCGTGTAAGATTAAGTTTTAGTAATGGCATAGAATCAGCAATACCATTTGGTTCAATTAATGTTAATTATTTTTCTACATTAGGTGAACGAGGTAATACATTAAATGTTGCTGGATCAACATTAAATACAGATTCAAATCAAATATTAATAACTCAAGCCGACGGTGCTGAGAGTGATTTATTATTGGCAGATTTGAATATTGCATTAATTACTGATATAAGAGGTGGATTAAATCTAGAATCATTTGAATCTATTAAGAAAAATGCACCAGATATTTTTAATAATTTAGATTCATTGAATAATAGAGTTAGTTATAAAACATTTTTAAGTAGATATGCTGATATTAAATATGCAAATGCATTTGGTGAAGATATATTAACCAGAGTAAAATCAAAAGGCTATGGACGAATTGGACCAGATATAAAATATAGTAATATTGTTAGATTTACTGCATTAAAAGATTTATATCGTGAAAAAAATGGTGCTTTTTTTCCAACTGATCCATTTGAATATTTTGTTGAAGGATATAAAGTAAATGGTTTAATATATAATTGGCAGTATGATTATGATGAATTACCTAATAATAATTATGTACATGATAATAAAGAAAAGTTAGAACAGACACAAGTATTGTTAGATGAATATATTAAAAGAGGTGATGTAGAAATAAATATTAAAAAAGATGATGAATTGGTTACTCTCACTGATAGTAAAGAATTTATTGATAATTTTTTAAATTATTTTAATGTAAGTAGTTTAGTACCATCATCTATTTTTTCTGCAAATTTAGAACCTATTGACTTTACTGAAATGGGGTCGGAGTTAGAAAGAATTTTGAAGATATATAACTTTAGGTGGTGGTCAGCATATGTATGTACCACCTATTGTACATGATTTTACTATAAAAGCAGATGTTATATTATATAGGGGAATGAATTTTACTGATATTAAGACAAAAATTCGTAATAATATTTATCAATATTTAAAAGAATATACGGACTTTGCATTTCCAGTATTTAGGTCAAAATTAGCATGTATAATACAAAAATTTCCTGAAGTATCTGGTGTTAATTTAACTTTAACCCCTAAGAAAAATGAATTTGAAGGTTTAGATTTAACAAAATTGGTTTGGTTAGGTAATGATACCTCACAATTAATCAATCAATCTGGTATTGATTTTAATGGGTTTGATCTAAAACTTATATATGATTATATATATAATCAATCTTCAGGTCGTGATGCTATTCAGAGAAATAATACATTAAATGTTAGAATACAATCACAACAAGAATTAAGCAATATGATACTTAATTATTATAAAACATATTTAAGTTATTTAGATCCAATATCTAATACTTATTTACCAAAAGTTAATATTCAAGAGGAAGATTTAAATAAATTTACCGCGTATATATGGGCAACAATGATTAATAATATTTATATACCATTATTTAATAGATATAATGAAATTAGACAAAGAGGTGATATAATTACGGCAAATTCTATATATAATGTTATTGAAAGTATTAAAGGATGGTATTTAGATGATAAT